CCAAACTGATTAGACCCTGGCGAATAAATACCAGTGTCAGTGTCAGATCCTGAATACAAGCTGACTGCAGCAGCTGAACCCGCTGGATATGCCAACTTGCCATTGGCACTAAGCAAGCCAGTTACAGCAACCGTTGAATCAAACGTTGCCGCACTCGTTACATCTAACGTTCCAGGAACATCGACATTGCTCGTAAATTCAACACCTGATCCACCAGCATCAGTCTGCAAGAGTTGACGCGCAGTGCCGTTTGCAAGCTTGCTGACTGCAATCTCTGCACTAGCGTTAATATCAGCATTGACGATTGCTCCATCAGCAATCATCGTGCTAGTAACACTGCCAGTATCACCAGTTGAAACGAGGGTGCCAGAAACATTAGGCAGCGCAAGAGTCCGATCAGCTGTTGGATCGGTAACCGTTAAAGTTGTCTCATAATCATCAGCCGACGAACCTTCAAACACCACATTGGTGCTTGTTCCAAGGTTCAAGTCACCAGTCATTGTGCCGCCAGCTATTGCCAGCTTTTCTGAATCAACTTCCTGCAATGCTGCCTGCACATCCGTTGCAGCAATCGTTCCACTCGCAATAAACGAAATGTTGGCTGCTGTTTGACCAGCAATAGCGTTGGAAACATCGATCAAACGATATTCCGTTCCAACACCGTTAGACAGCAACATGTCAGGCGGTGCAAGCGCTACTGCAGGCGCTGCACCTGATCCTGTACCAGACGTTTCAACAACAACGTAATGGTTTAAATTTGTCCCAGCTGGTGCAGGCAAAGCAGATCCTGCACTAAAACCTGCCGATGATCCGGCAGTCGTTACGCTGCTAACTAAATTAGTGCTTGCGTTGTACGTTCCAGCATTAACGAGGTTGCCGGACAGAACCGTAATTGGGATAAAAGCTGACCCCGTATAAACGTACAAATCAAGGCTGGTCTCGTCCCAGAACAGCTGTCCCTTGAAGTCGCCAGTAGGGAAGATAGTTACATTGTCGCTGCCTAAAGCACCGCCAAATTTAACTGTAGATTCATTAGCTAATTTATCTGCAGTAATTGAATCGTTGGCTATTAACGAAGTGTTGATAGTTCCAGAAGTTAGCTTTGCGGCAGAATGATCAGGAATGTCTGCTGCATCTAAAGTGTCCCCCGCAGAAACAACGCCTTTAGCGGTAACTGTAACCTTGGTATATGTTCCACTGGTTACAGTATTGTTGATTGATAAATTACCGTTTGCATCAACAGCAAGACCTTCATTAGTGGGGACACTTACAGCGCCTTTTGCTGAATTTGTTGCTACAGGAAGGTCAGCCGAGGTGATTGCTGCACCACCGTTAATCAAACCATTAGCATCGTAAGTAACAAGATGTTTAGTGCTACTTGCGGTAACACTATTGTCAATTTGAATCGTGTCGGTATTTAAAGTAAGTCCGCCACCATTAACAATAACGCCACCCTTTGAGGTAGTTGTAGCTGTAGGCAAGTCACCACCATCAATCGTGCGGTAACCAACCGTTCCAGCAGACCCTACAGGGCCTGCAAGGAATTGTGCGGCAGAAGTTGTATCGTCAATTGACGCTGTAATTGTTGCCGTTCCACTGCTTACAGCCGTGCTTATGTTGATAATGCCTGATGTGGTATCAGTGAAGGCATTAATAGAACCAGGAGCAACAGAATTAACCCATTGAGTTCCATTCCAAACATAAAGCTTGTTATCGTCAATTGTTAGAGCAAGCTGTCCTGTGTACTGACCTGAAGTCGGCAAACTTGACTGAACAACGACAATTGCATTATTTGAAATTTTTGCTCCAGAAACTTGAGCGTCTCCAAGCTTTGCTGTTGTGATTGCATTGTCAGCAATAGCTGCTGTAGCAATACCACCAGCAACATATGAAATTTTTGAGCTTGAGATGGAAGCAGCAGTTACTGCGCTAAGTCCCTCAGTTAGTAGGGCCGCGACTGTAATTCTCTTAGTCTCGTTCCCGTCTACAATTGCTAGCTCCTCACTAGAGTCAAGACTTGTAAGAGGGTTTAGCTCTGAAATCTTTCTGTTAGACATGAAGCCCTCAAGGACGAAACCACTGATGGCTCCATCATAGTGCTATGCCTAGGTTTGCTCCAAATTCAATTTACTGTTGCTTCCCTGCTCGAGCAGCAGGAACGATCCATCTTCAAGAAGGAGATCAAATCTATCTTCCAGATTCATCCGAAGCGTAATCGCATTTGTCGTGACAAAGTCAGCAGTAATCTGAACAAGCTGTGCGGGAGTGAATTGGAGCGCACACGCCGTCAATATTCCTTGAAACTCGTACCATATTGAATCGTCCGCACCTGAAGGATGATTTGCAGGATTGTAGTTTGCAGTTTTTATGTAAAATCTACCTTGAAAGGAACTGCCAACCTTAGTTCGCAGGAGCAACTCTAGTAAATAGTTGGGAATCTCTTTAACAGTTTCTCCCGCATATTCCCATTCGCAAGCCATTCGGCCAGATCCAGAAATCAGACTTGAGATGCTGCTTCTAAACTGATCAGACAATGTCGTAACATCAACCGTATCTCTTTGAGTGTTTAATTCATAATTTTGAACTTTTGCTAATACCTTGTAGTTTGAGTCTTGAACTCTTAGTCTAATTTTGATATCACTCGATATCGAGGCTAATGCTATTGCATTATTTACGTCACCACCAATTGACTGAGCAAAAGTGCTGTAAAGCCTAATACCTCCAACTTCGTCTACATTCACAAATCTTTCTATTTTTGGCCTGCTATAGCCCGATATAAAACTTAAGTTCGTAGAGCCATCTTCGCTCTCGAATACAACTTCGTCTCCCGTCATTAATTGACGCTGAGCAAAGTCAAATTCAAAACTAAATCTTTTTGCAATTACGTCTACGTGACGATCTTGAACAGTAGCAATAATGCTGTTGCCATCAAACTCACGTTTGAGTTCAACTTCTCCAAATGTCCCTAAATAAACGCTCATTAGATTTCAACCTTAACTGGAGCGCCTTGGCACTGGAATTGTATGTCAGCAGCCGCAACCTCGCCAACGCTCATTGACAAAGAAGCGCTAGTGATGAAAACCCTCATATCAATATATTTGCCATCAGTAGTTCCGTCGTCAATCAATAGTCGCAGACGAAATGTTTTCGATAAAGTATCCGTGTTGTTTTGATCTAGAGATGCACCGTTAACAATCCCAGATACGCTATCACGTTGTTTAAACACCTTGTTCAAGAAAGTGCTTGCGCTGTTGGTAGTGTTAGTCACTCCTGGCAATTCTTGATAATACAAAATACGGCAACTCCCTGTGGTCGACCTTCCTACAGGAATAAAAACATCATCTGTTTGACCTAATGTTTTAGTGCTAACTAATGACACTGATGTACTAAGACTCCAGTTCTGAACCTTTGCTATCTCAGTCCCTGCAACATCGTTTTCAGTTGTGTCGTTTAGAAACAGCTTGCCAGAAGCGCCAGTGAAAAGAGTCATCAGAGAACGCCAATCAGGTTCACTGTAACAGTGCTACGTCCAGAAGCCACCTGCACAACCTGAGGCGGACCCTCGTATCGGTAACTGTTTCCGTGCGTTTGCGCTCCAAGCGCATCGTTGTTCCCTTTCCAGCCACCACGGCTACCGGTAGTACCACTAACTTCAAACGTATTAAACGTGCCCTTCATGGCGTCATAGTGGTCTAGAAAAAGCTCGGCATTAGCGTCTGAAATGTTGGCGTAGGACAAAGACAGCTTCATTTCTGTGCGGTTGCTGCCATAAAGGATTCGATGCTCAACACCGTTTTGAGCCTTATAGGTTTTTATTGGAAAATTACCAGCCTCAAAAGATCGGCTGGTCGGAACAAGCGTGGGAAACGTGATGGTCATGAGTCAATACTAAAGGCACTGTCATCGCTGACAGCAGCAGCTATTTTGCTGGTGCCGTCAGGATTGCAGGGGTGTTCCGAAGCGACAATATCAACAATACCGTCTTGAGAAAAAGTCAGCTGCTCAACGATATAAATATTCTCAGAAACAGTAGTGTCTTCAACTGTAAATACAATGTTGCGGAAAGTAGAGCTTTCTACTTTTCCATTGCTTACGTGCATTGGTCCTTCGCTGATATCATCGCTTCCTATTTTGAAAAAGACAACGTTGTAAGTGCCATCAGGCAGGTCCCTGACGCTGGTTACTACTCCTGAGCTATTAACAGTTCCAGTATTGGCTGCATTATACGGACTCGCTTCAGTTATTACTTTGATGTAAGAACCCGCTCCAATACTTAACCCTTCGGCTGTCGTCGAAAAACTAATCGTATGCGTAACGTAAGCCCTAAGCGCCAGAAAATACTTAGCGACTTTTATAGCATGATCTTTTGAGGTGCAAAATTGAGTTAAATCAAATTGCTCTTCAGGAAGAAGATCAACCCCAGGAGAGGTGAAATCATCAGTGTCATCAGCGCCTTTAACAATAACAATTTGCTCTTCTGGCAGCCTATTTTTGCGCTCTTGCCTGTAACGTACAACCGCTCTAAAGGCTCTACGCTCTTCCGCTCCAAGGTATTCCAGCTTGTATGAATCCTCAAGAATATTACCGCCAGTAAAAATTTGTTTTACGTTTACAGCGCCAGTGTCAATTTCCCCTCCTTTTGTAACTGGAATGGCAGGTTTTACAGAAAATTTACCGTCAGAAATAATAAAATTGCACAGAAAATACGGTGCAAGCTCACTAATAAACTGACGCAAATTAGTCCTTTCTACAATAGGGCCATTAAAAAATAATTTTTGATGTTCAAGAAATTTAGACGTATTTATTAAATCTTGTTTGTCTACCAAGTAATCGTTGCGTTTCTCGTTTACACCAAGCAAACCGCCTGCACCGGCTCTTTGATCTGTAAGCAGAAAATAAACCAGGTCAGTAAACAAGTTGCTTGGCCCGACAGTATTTATGTCTCCGTAAGCTCTTCTTAGAGAAGGGTGCAAACGTTCCACCGGCAACCCTTTTCCTAACCAGCAACGCATTTGATCAAGAGCCGTAAAGTTGCGGCTTGCTTTCAACGACAAACCAGCAATAGTAAGATTGGACATTTCGGCTTTGCTATCATTTATTTGGGCTTCATTTATGTAAACAATCTCATGCTCTGGTTTTGTGTTATTTGATTTGTCAACAAAATCTCGGTAAAAACTAATATCTGAAATTTGAGTTTGCTCGGCAAAAAACAGTTCAGCCTCGATAACCGGTGGCACAGTGCTTTCGTAGCTAACATCTGTAATTTTGTAAGTCGCCCCAACGTGGCTATAGCCGGTTTTAAACGGGTTATCTGCACTTACAGCTCTTCTAGAGCTAAAAGTGTCGCCTACGTTCCAGGTCTTTGATGTTGAGTCGTCTTGAACAATTTCAGTAATTTGTGGCGCCAACCAACCAAATTCATTTCCGACTGTTGTACCTGCACTTTCAACGTCAGGAAATGATACAACCGAAGAAGTTAGCTTTACTCTAATGCTTTTATCGCCTTGAGTAAAAGTTCTTGTAATTGTTTTGCTGTCATTTGGCGGTCTATCTACCGCTCCAAAACCAACTTCATACATCCACGCTTGAAGTCTTGCGCCTAAAGTTACATTTTTTGTAACTCCGTTAATTCTTAGGCGCATTCCCGAAAAACTCAAAGTTCCATCGGGATGGTTTGCTGCGAAGGGATTGTAATTTTCAGAATTAGGATCGGTAGAATAATCAGCCTGCCCGGTGACAACATTTGTTGCTTCGCTGCCTCTTTTAACTTCAATTTTTTGCCCATCACTAAAACCTCCGCCGCTGCCAATAACTTTAACACTAATAAATTTCCAAGCAGTAGATTCACTGCTGTAATCTACAGCGTTTATTTTCCGTAATGTCCACTTTAAATGCAACCAACTTGAGTGACTTCCCCCAATGTATTCTACGCTCTTAAATGTTGCGTTTGACCCTACATTAACTCCATTGTCATCAGCACTGCCTGCAATTTTATAGAAGAAAGCCGCTATCTTGCCTTTAGTGATTCCAGGATTACTAATGTTTCCTTCTTTTTTAAGTTGACTTCCTATCTCCGCAATCGTGCCAATATCAGGCTCAGGAGTAACAGCTACAAAAGCAGCAGCTGTTGGGTACGAAAGAGTTTCTTCTCCAGAAACTGTCCGCCCTCCTCTTGTAAATTCTTTGTTTGACTTAAACCCAATTTTTCCGATAACCCTATCACCGTTAACTTCAATTTTAATTTTGTTGATGCCAGGCAGTTGTTCGGCAAACTCAATAAAATTACCAGCTCCGTTTTCGTTTTGGTCTGTAGAAATAGATTGAGACAATCTAATAAATTCAGGGGTGTTGTCATCAAGTCTTGAAAACTCCGAGCCAGAAAAAGGTACGAACTTGTACTCAAGCTCACGCGGCTGATCGGTAGTAAATTTAATTGAATTGTACTGAGCTATGGGTGTCTGGCCCCGCACCACAAACAATTGGGGCAACGGATTGAACTCAGATGTATCGCTACTTGCGTCTCTTATAAAAATTCTAAACATAGATGAACGCATAATGCTTGCAGAAACTGTTCCGCTATTTGTCTGCATCCCATCTTTCTCTGACTCTTCCAACTCTTTTGGGGTAGGTAAACTTTGAAAATTACATAACCCGTTTAAGCGCTGGAAAACAGTGCTTTTAAGCCCAATTTCTGTTGATATCGCAGGTCGATTGTTTTTAATAGTTGCAACTTCTACTTTGGTGATAGGGAAAAAACCTTCTCCAACTCCTTTACTCGTGTCTCCAACACCGCTATCCCCTATAAACTCAGTGCTTGGGTTTACAACTAGCGGCTCACTCACAATCCCGATTTTTTTGCTTCTAGAAAGAGAAATGTCCACGCATTCTAAAGTAATTTCTTGACTACGATTTTTGCCCTTAAGAGGGTCAAACATCTGCAATTTTCTTGAAACTACTTTCCACAAAGACCCTCCAATTTCAAAATGCTCGCCGGTCTGCATAGCAGAGTCTGCTTCCAGCTGAAACGACTCAACGCTAGAATTAATGTCGTCAACAGATGCTCCTTTACCACCTTTAATGTAAAAGTTTTTACGAATAGAGGTGTTTTTGATAACGAATAAGGCTGTATCGCCAACTTTAACATTGTCGATAGTTTTTCTAAAATTACCGTTAGGTACAGTCTCATCGTTATACCTAACTAACCCCATTCTTGGGCTATAGTTTCTTCCAGCTCCTGCATGATCTCCTTTCCCACGAATTTCATTTAAACGATCTGTACTAGCATTTCCAGGATCAAGATTTTCTTGCTGCAAAGTTAAACCATTGTCGCCTGACTTAACTCCAGAATCTCCTACAATTTTAATCCGTTCCAGTGTTCTTATTGCCCTTGCTTTTTTGTCAGAACCCTTGGGAATAGAAATTAGTTGGTAGTTGACTCGGTAACTTGTTCCGTTGGCAATAGCGCCATACACTCCAAAACTAGCGTTGTTAGAGGGTGTGTAAGCATGACAAAAAATTTCCGAAGCTTTTTTGTCTGCATCGGATACAGGGAAAACAAAAGCATCACTATTGTCATTTGGAACGTCTGGATCCCCTCTATGAGCTTTTCCTCTGGTGCCATAAATTTTGTTAGTCCCACGGATACGGAACTGTTCGCTGCTATCTGCACGCCAGTAAAACGCAAATAAATCCTTGAATACCGCGTCAAGCGCATTGTTCCCAAGAAAAATACCTTTAAGTTCAGGCGGTTGAATACCTGTATTGCCGACACCTTGCTCACCAACAACAAACATAAGCTTGGCGCGTTGCATCGTTCCATGGCTAAACATGCGCGACCAAATTAATTTTGGTGTTACCAACATTCCGCCAATATCATCTTTGTAAAGACCAAAAATTAATGGTATTGGTGACGCATAATCTGCTAACTCTGCAAGCGTTTCAAACCCACGTGAAGGCGTAAAACGATTGGCCCCTGTAATGCTGCCAAGATCAGTAACACCGCCTTGAGCGCGTGGCATCTTTGGCTTTGGTGTTAGCAGGTAAGCAACACCAGTCAGCACAAGGCTGATGGCTATTTGGACAAGGATTGGAGTAGCAGCTCCAGCCTGAATGTCAGGAATATGCTCATACTCAGCAGGTCTTACCGCTCCACGCCTTCTTACCTCAGCTGTAAACGCTCGATACTCTTCCTCAGTTATCCCAATCGTTGCAATTAGCTGCCTTTCGTACGGAAGCAGTGGTACGTCGTAAACGCTTGCACCAATGACCACTGCACCTTCTGCGACATTGGACCGATATACAGAATCCCTTTTTGCCATGTGACTGCGAATGCCCAAGATTGCTGCGGTAGCAGCAGAATGTCCCCATCATACGCAGGCTTTTCAACTCGCAAACCCCACCGCATTAGATCCCGGCATACATCCCACTTACTTGCCTGATACCAACTCTGCTTAAACGGTGGTTTGTCAATACCCATACGCTCTAATGCCTGATAGCAAAGATGAATGCAATCAATATGTCCATCACTACCGTCAGCGCCTAGCCGATACGGCATTCCAATCAGATCACTGCAGTCTGACATTATTGGATACCGGTAAATTACCAACCAGCTTGCGCGTTAATGATCGCCTTGGAACATCCGTACCAACCGCATCTAAGACTGAGCTGAGCTGTAAATTCAAAGACACGTTGTCCCAATTACCGCCAACGACTTGTCCGGTATAACCATGCACGCGGGTGTGTGATCCAGTCTCCGAATCTGAATCAACAATAAGAACGTCTACCTCCATGACGTAATGATCCCTAATAGAAGTAACGGCCCAGCCGCGAGTCAGCTTGTTGTTGGGGAAAACAATCGTTGCTTCAAATCCATCGCCGGTCCTATTGACTGTTACGCCAGAAAATCCAAATGGCACAAATCCATATTGATTATTGTCAAATGTCATTTCCTTGTTAATAAAAAAGTTCTGAAATTTAAACTGATTCAATAATCCGTCTTTGCCTATGGCATTAATTCTTACGACATGACCTAAAGCGTATTGACTCATATTCCGATCCTCTTACGTGTGCTGCCACTCATCTGTAAACGCTTCAGGGTTTGTTGTTCACCTTGTTTAGCACCCTGCTGTGCGGCTTGCTGCATTCCAGTTTGGAATTGATCAGCGGTCACGTAGTCAACGCTGTTAATACGTTCCACTGAATAGCGGACATCAATTGGAACAGCTGATCCTTGCACTGCTGCAATCGCTTCATCTTCGGAAGCCATGCCGCCACCTGCTGCAGCAGTGTTGCGACGTGAATAGCGATTCATTGCATCAACGGCATTACTGCGACCTGCAACCTCAACGCCAAGCCTGCCGTTGCTGCCACGCTTCAAAGGCATAATCGCCTCTGGACCGGCCTCACCCATTAGGCCAATATCACCACCCGCCATTGGGAACATAGTGGGTGCAGCAACAACGCCGCCTTTGGCGTATGGCATGATGCGACCGCCTTGAACGACTGCACCATCGGCTGCAGGGAACAACATTTTGATCGTTCGAGCAATTGCAGCCTGCAGCAAAATTTTGGCAATCTCCTTCAAAATTGAAGCGGCCATTTCTTTGAAATTAGCCTCGCCAGTCGCGATCATTTCAACAAGGCCATCAGTAATAGTTCCAATCGCACTAGCGGCAGTCTGCGCAAGCTTTGGGCCGATATTAATCATGTCGTCCAATGCCGCTTCAAAAGACTCTTTGAATTGCTCTAATTCAGTTTTTGCTTTATCGAGTGGCTTTGTGATGCTTTCTGGATCAGTATTTTCTGTCTCTCCGCGTTTCTTCTTCAGCTCTTCAAGCAAGTCAATTTCTGCTTGAATTGCCTCTCCCTTGGCAACTCTTATCTTCAACTCGTCAATAAGTGCATCAAGAATTTCTAGGGCCATCTTCTTTTCTTTTTCTAGCTTGATAATCGCCTTTGCTCGCTCAGGGCTAATTCCTTTTCTTATTAACTCTTCATGCCTTTTTTCGGCAGCGATTTGATCTTTAATTGCTTGAAGGCCATCCTGCAATGGCTTGGTCGCCTTCTCAGCAAGCTTGCCAACCTTTTCTTTCAGCTCTGCTGCTAACTGCTCATTTTGCAGGTTTTGCGCTGATGTTGTAGCGCGTTCCACCTCTGCGTTATACGCACCCTCGGTCAACTTACTGATTTTGTCCTTAAGAGCAGCCCTTTGATTATCTTGTTGCGCAAGGATGCGTCCAAGCTGAGTATCTTGTTGCGCAAGGTGATTGAGCCGCTGCATCCGGCTTTCAAGCGCCTGGGCCTGCTCGATGCGGCGGGCCAGCTTGCTTTTGGTGCCTGAACCGCTATCGTCGTCCTCATCAACAACAGGCTTGTATTTGAAAATATTGCCTTCTTTGTCTTTCTTTGGAGCACGAGTGATGTCTGCAAGCTGACCTTGCAGCCTTGCAAGTTCTCTTTGCGCGGCCTGCCTTCTTTTGGTCCTTGCTCTTTCAGTTCTAGCGTCGCTAGTTTCGCCCTCCGGGTTTCTTTCAATAATTCTTTCTTGCTCGTCAATTTGACGCTTAACAACTGCAATTGCTTCAGCCTTCTCGTTTCCAGTCGCTCCTTGCGCGGCTCCAGCCTTCTTAACTCTTTCTAAAGCGTTGGCTTGGCCATTAATTGCCTTGGTGATTGCAACAATACCAGCAACAATACCACCAACGGCTAATGCGCCAGCAAATATTGGGTTTAATGCCATTACTGCAGTCAATCCAGCGATGGCTGTTTTCGCTCCCGCAACTGCTGTAACTATTCCCGCTATCCCTTTAACGATCGCCCCAATCACAGCACCTGCGGCAAGTCCTACAAGCGTTGCAACCACTAGATCTAAATTGTCAATAACAGGCTTAAGTGCTTTGGCTAAATCTTTAGCGGCTTTGATTGCCCTGGGAGTAATGTCCTCAATAAATCGACCAAATGCATTTTGAAACTCTGCGCCAGTATCTTTGAGGGCATCGCCAACGCCAAGCTTCATATTGTCAAAAGCCACCGTCAAACGAGCGCCAGCTTCCTCGTTGGAAGAGGCTATGGTCTTCGCAGTGTCGTCAAACTCAACGCCTAACTGCCTGATGAAATTCATCAACTCATTTAGGCCAACGGTGCCTGCTTTCAAGTTTTTCTGAAGTTCAGGCAGCGTCATCTTGTTCGCCTTAGCAAACAACGTCACAGCACCAGGCAAGCGTTCACCCAGCTGACCTGAAAGTTCTTCAGCGCTTACTTTGCCTTTACTGAAGACCTGCACCATCGCAGTGATGGCACCTTGAACATCTTCTGTTGAGCCGCCAGTAGCTTTAATTGCAGCAGTAACATTCTTGAAGGTAGTTGCTGCGTCAGCGACAGGACCATTAGCGCCAGTAACAGCTGCTGTAAGGCGAGTAATGCCACGAATCGCTGCCCCTTGCGGAACGTTGTAATCCCTAGTTGATTCAGCAGCAGCTTCTAAGGCTTCGCTGTAATTTGCTTGACTTGCTGCTGCATTGCCTTGAACATCTGTTACACCTTTTAGAGCAATTTGCAGCTTGCCGATCTCTGCTGCGTACTCCGCCGAGGATGCCAAGGCCTCCCTGAATGCACCTACTTGCGCACCAATTGCTGCACCAGCAAATGCACCCTCTACTCCTCCTAGTGCGGCGCCACCAGCTGCACCCAAGGCGCCTTCAGGTCCACCAAAAATGCCACCTGAAATAACAGCGCCCGCAATTTGAGTTGCCTGTCGAGCGCCACCTCTGCCTTGAGTCGTCTTGCCACTTTTGGCCATCTGAGCATCAAGTTTTTTGATGTCAGCAGTTAGCTGTTTGAAAGCTTGGCCCCCAATTTTGGCCTCATCTCGCAAAGCTTTTAGAGATGTAAGTTGAGCATTTATGTTTGAAACACTTTTTACACTTGCTCTTCCTTGTGAAAGTATTTCATCTCGCAACCTTTTTATGTTTGGCCTAACGCCAGAAGCGCTGTTCTCTAGGCGCTTGAGACTACCCCTTAGCTTTTCAATTACTGCTTGGCTGCCGGCATCCTTAAATTGAAGCTCGATGGAAAGCTTGTCAATTGGCCTTGCCATCAGAGCGTTTCCTCAGTTCAGTTAGAGCCGATGCCTCCATTATCTGAAGGCGTTCGAGCACGTCGCGGCGATCTTCCACATTGTATAGGCCAAATAAGCCCCCGGAACCCAGCAGTACCTCATATTTCAAACCGACATATCCACTCATTGATACCTGCCATTGCGTCTGCATGCGCAGGAACATCGTCACCGCTTCCCAGTTCTCTTCCCATACCTCAAAATGCTCTTTTTCTATCTCTTCGGCCTTGGGCAGTTGCAACCCAAAGGCTGCAGCATCATCATGCGATTTGTCTTCTACACGTTTGCCGCCATTTGCCCAATAGATGGCAGCATCTTTCAGTTTCCCGACTCAGCCTCGTTATAGGTTGCAGTGTAAGCAGTAATCACTGCCTTGATCCAATACGGATCATCTGCGAACTCCTTCAGTGTTTTCTTATCAAACACAATCGGAGTGCCGTCCTCTTCCTCAATACCTTCCCAACCAGCAAGAATCAATTCGAGCAGTACATTCTCATCCTCATCAGCCATGTTGGTGATAACAGAGCGGGCTACACGATTAAAAATCGCAGTAAACTCGTGGCTGTCAAATTTACCAGGCTTAGTCTCGCTGGGCTCTTTGACTTCAACAGGCCACTTGAAGGTTTTTACTTTCTTACGAACAAAAGCCATTGGGTAAGTGCATAAGCTGGCTCAGCATACACAAAAAAAAAGGAGCCCGCAAAGGCTCCATTGAGTGTTGATCTCTACCTTGAGTCAGGTGTAAATCAAGTCGAACTCAGCATTAGCTGCTGCATCTGGCACGCATGTGTAAGGGATCTCAAGCATTGCGATGCCGTCAGAATCGCCATAAGCAACGTCACCGATATCCACCTTGCTAGAGGTGAATTGAACGATGTTGCCAGCGGTGCTGCCGTGCGTGAACTGCAAGTTACCAAGAGCAGCGTCGTCATCAACAGCGGCGGCGAAATAATCCTTCGTTGCGATAGTCACTGCTTCAATCGAGACTGAGCCAGAAGCTGCCCGATCAGTGATTAGAACTTCCTTGGAACCACCAACCAACTCTCGATAAGTGGTGGTGTTGCCTAGATCGAATGAGAAGCTCTGCAAAGCGCCTGCATAAGACAGCAGCTGGAAGCTGCTGGTGTTGCCATTCTTGAAGATTAAAGGATCATCTTGATTGGCATAAGTCGGCGTCGGCAGCGCGGTATCGTCTGGCGTGTTGTAGATGCCTGTGAAAGTGAAGTCCAGGGTCGGAATCTCACCAACGTTTGCATTCAGCGAAACGCTGCCACGGCAACCAGTCATCTTGTGACGGACACCATCAATGTTGTAGTGGATGGTGACCGAGGAGAAGCTGGAGCTAACAGGGTCATAAGTGACGCTGGTGTTTGCCACAACGGTTTCAGCCAAGCCACAAGCTTTCAAAGCTTTGCCGTACTGAGGAGCAGTTCCTGCAGTGCCAGACCCAACGAGCTCAACGCTGAAGGTGCATTCAACGCGAGTATTTGCAAGCAGCTGTTGAGATGCACCCAGATAGGGACGAATCAGGTCGCGGCTGACAACATCACTGCTCTGAGGCGTGATGCTTAGATCCCTTACGAGTACGGCGTCTGCTCCGTCCGGAGTCGGATCCGTCCCGTAAGTCGACTCCGTCTCGATCAAGATCAGGCGTTTGCGAAGTAGCAGTGCCATCGGATTTTTCCTGTGATGGTTGTGGTGGAAGCGTCCGCTCGATCAGAGTGCGCACGCCTGTTTCAGGATCAAGGAGGTAACTCCCGCCGTGACCACTGTGTTCATCCAACATGGTAAGTGGAGCACATGGTTAGGTTCAGCGTATCTTTGACTGACTATTGAGTCAGATCAGAAACCTGTGAGCGATATCGAATTTCGTATTCACAAAAAATCACTCCAGCAGGTTGGTCTGCTTCTAAAAGCTGAAAAGTTGTCTGTGCTGGTTGTATGTCAATCGCTCGACCGCCAAGAGTCAAGTCACTCATCAGCTTTGAGTGCATGTCCTCAATCGTGTCATCAGCCGCCTGGTCTGGAACGTTAGATCGCTCAATTACAACCACTCGAATACGCAAGGTCCAATCGAGCGTTGGCAAACTTGTGTTTTGCTCGGGTGTGTCACTGATTGGCTCAACGATGATTGCAGGTGACTCGCCTCGGCTAAGAGGATCAACTCGACTTCGATAAACTCGAGTTCCAACCCCAGCTGTCCCTGTCAAAGCAGTCTTTACAGCTGCAAGGATGCTCTCCCGCTTTGTAGTCATATCTAATCCTTCATCAGCATCACACGCATAATTTTACCGTCGTCAAGCAGCATGGGTTCTCGAACTGTATAAGCAACACCATCGACAGTCATTGCGCTTCCGTTCGTGACTGCAGAAAAATCAGAAGTCTTCACCACCACTGCGTAGTCAGTCGTTAGAACAACCCCGTCAGCAATAATTTCGTTAGGCGACTCAAAATATCCAACACCAGTCGTTGCACCAAAAACTACTGGCACCGTGAAGCCTGGCGTATCAAAGAAAGCGTCAAGGTCTTCAGTAAATGAAAGGCTCATATGAAAAAGCCCCCGGTCATCCGGGGGCAATAGTCATGATCAGTTGTACTTTTTACGTCCCAAGGCGGTAACGCTTACGGCTCCTGCCCCTGTGCCACCAGCAACAGTGATCACAACACGCGCATAGCGCTTGATCTCATCGGTGTTAACGACAAGAGTTTCAACAAGTGCAGTGTTGGCAGTAGTTGTAGTGAAAGCAGCATCAGTTACATCAGCAAAAGTGCTGTTGTCAGCCGAATCCTGAACCTTAACTGCATAGGTGATGCCTGAGCCACCAGCTTCAGCATCCAGAATCAAAGTGATGTCACCTTCATAATCAAGAAGGTCAACCCCTGTTTCGTTGCCAGTTGCAGTGACAACGTCATTAGGGGCAAAAGACAAGACTGTCAAAGTCCGTCGTGTGTTGCCGATGCTCATTCCTTAGTCCTCTTTCGAGTAGTGGGCTTTTTTGGGGGGCAAGAAGGTGCCTCTTCCTCTGCCAGAGGTTTGGCGGGACGAGCGACAGCTTCCTGTTGATGCACAACAGCTTTACCAAGACCAATAAGGGTCACAGCTTGACTGTTTTCGACTTCCAAAATGGAGCCTGCTTCAGCAGGCTCCCCGGAAATCATTACTGGCCTCAGAATTTCAACCTTCATGAGTCAGAACGAGGTAATGAACCACCAGTATTAAGTGGCAAAGCAGAATGCGCCAGGCTGCTTGACGGCGAAATCAACATCTTGCAGAGCAATGATGCGAACAGTGCCAGCAGTTGCACCTGCAAATGGATCAACTGTTAGATCCAGACCAGACCACATGGCCATGATCAGCTGAGAGAAATCACCAAACAGTGCATCGTTGTTACCGAGCTGATTCGAGACAGTTACGGGGTAACCGTTAATCTCGTCGTTCTCGTAAACAAACTGAGCAGTGCCGCTTGCCTTTTCGGTGCTCTTCAGAGCGCCACGGGCAGAAGCGTTAATGATGTAACGCAATGCGCCAGCATCAGCGTTAGCAACAGCAACATCGGTTTCCATCCCGATGTACTCAGCGAAGGTTCCGAAGCTGGTCAATGACTGAGTGCCAATGCCAGTGGTATTGATGATGCCGAGGGGCTGGTTAGAAGATCCAGAACCGTTTAGACCAACGCGATCAAGCTCAAGAGCCAAAACTTGAGCAAGGTCGTTACGGACCATTTGCTCAATGTCAATGCTGGACTGAAGCAGCAGCTTGCGGGAGTAATCCACGAAAGCACCACAAGTCTTCGGTGAAAGATTCACCTGCTCAATGGTTTGCTGGGATTCAGTTGGAGAAGAGCCCTCGCCAACCCAGTAGGCAGTTGCGGCAGCAGACTGCTTGGGAATTGAGATGTTGCCGTTGATGCCGCTCAAGGTGGTCATTCCAGCGCCAGCCAAGGCCAGCTTGTTGCGCAGCAGATCAATGAAGGAGCCGCTCAGAAGCACATCTTCAACAAGATTGCCACCAGCAGTTGCAGTCCCAACATTCAAGTCACGACGCAGCACCTCGTTAGGAACAACGATGCCGTTTGAAGAACGGTCGTACTTCTTGGCTGCTTCTGTGCCGACCTCAATTTCAAACTCAGCCTCACGACGCGCTGATGCATCGCTCTGATTAGCCAAGAAGTTCAGAGCGCGAACAAAGCTGAAGCGCTTAACTTCTTTTTGAGAAAGGCCGAGGTCATTAGAAGTGACATCGGTAGAACGGATGGGCTGTTCCACTTGAGAAGTTCCGATTTTTTCGAGGATTGCAGCACGAGCTTCATCAATGGAGTTGTCTCCATCAATTAGTTCTTGAGCTAGATCTGCCATGCGGTGCTGAGCACCCAGGGCACTGATAGCGGCAACGCGGTCTTTTTCGGCCTTTTTAGCCTCCGACCGGATCACCTCCAGGTTTGGAGCTTGATCTTCCATAACAGGAGTGGGTGTAGATGCGGTCGTGACCGCTGAGCGAGTTTCCTGTTCTTCAACAGGAGCTTCGTTTGCAATAATAGTGTCTTCAGGTTGAGAAGATTCAGGCAGAGCAGCGTCTGGCGAAAGAAGTGACCGCCCAATTCCAATTGTTGGATCAGCCGGAATTGAGACCAAGCTCAGTTCGTGGACAGACCAACGTGTTGCAAGCAAACCATCTTCTTTTTCTTCGGCATCATCAATCTGATAACCGAATGAAATTCCACGCAAGATGCCGTCTTTAACGTCATCTAAGTACTGCTTGGCAAAATCAGAGCGCGAAAAACGAATTTTTGCGTAAGCACGTTTTTCTTCCTCATCCAGGTAGGCACGCTCAACCACTCCCAAAACTTTGTTTGGATCGTGGTTAAACAAAAATGGCGCACCATCGTTCAAGCGCATAAAGTCCGGCGCACCGGCCTCATGGCTCAACACTTCGTCACCAAAGTATCTTTTGACTGGATACTCTGAGCTGAACGGAAACTCGAAGCTGCGATCCTCTCCGGGAAGACTTCTGATAACAGAAGCCTCAGTGCGACTAAGAGGCTCTCCAAGCTTGGTGCGCTTAGAAGTTTCCTCAAGCTCTACTTCCCGGATGGGGGCGATCTTGGTCAACGTGCTAAATCGATGACCAACACGAGTGTCAGTTTTTTCACCGTTGCGATAAACGCAAATCAAGGCAGCAGGGTCATCCTCTGTGCCATTGATGGTGAAAGACGAATCTGGAACGTCGATGCTGCCATCGCGCTCGATTCGCTCGATTAAGCCACGAGCGCGACCACCAGAGCTGTTCCAGGAGACAAAGTCCCCTACTTTCAGCGCGTCAGGTGCAGCTCGTTGAGTTTCAGGTTCCATAGCCTTTTCGTTGGTGGCGGGCTCGAACTCAAGAGGTTCGTATTCATTATCGCGAAGCCATTGTCTAGCTTCACTAGCCGTAAAACGACTCAGTTTGAATCTTATCGACTGCAGCTCCAACGGATCGTCATCCTCGATAATCCCGAAAATGAAGTCGATTCCAGCACCACCACGATCATTAGAGCGCCTAAATTCGTTAAAAAGCTCAGGATTCAGCAAACGAGCTGCATGCTCGTTGGGGTAAGGACGCTCCATTTCAATAACTTCCGAACGTTCACGCGCAGCTTTTATACGTTTTGACCGTGCATCAGACCAAGATTTTCCTGGGTCGCCACCCCATGCAGCCCATGCCACTCTTCCGTTGCTTGGATAACCATCCTCTCCAGGGCTAAATCCCTTGCCTTGCTTATCGACCTCATGTCTTGCGAACCAAGCTGACATTTGAATTACCGTGTCTGCCGATAACTCATTGCCACTCAAAATTTGAGTGGCACGGGTACGAGCAACGTCAGTGCCACCAGCCTCACCCTCTGATTTCCAATCCCTATAACGCTGAGCCTCAGTCCTCATGCCTTCATTAGGCATAAGGTCAATCTCAACTCCGTTTACGTTTGCCATTGCTGTGTTTGCGAGTGGGTTGAGCCTGTGGTGATTCAAGCAACTCAAGCTGCGTACCCTCGTCCGTCAAATCCAAATCCTTATCCAACTGGATGCCAGCTTCAGCAGCAAACTGTTGCTCCCTTGCCAAGGCACTAATCGTCTCGTCGTAGTCGCCGCCTGAATAAGACGAAATAACGTCAGCTTTGCTCAAGTAACCAGCCTGCTCTGCCTCGCGGAAAGCTTTGACTTCCTTTAAAGGATCAACCCAGCTCCAACCCCTTGGCATCCACTTGGCTTTGTTGTATCTCTCAGGACGCAATTCGTAATCAGCAAACGTAAGCTCGCCAGACAATACAGCAAGGCTTAGCCACTCCTTGAACACACGTCGATGGAGACTATCTATCAAGTACTTCTGCACAACCCGCCAGTGCTCACGATCCTCAAGCAATGACAGCCTGCTGCTGCTGTAGTTGGTGTCGCTGAAATCACGAGACAAAGTCTCGTAAGAACAGCCGAAGCCTGAGGCAAACCGTCGGATCTTATTTTTTACAAACATCTCGAACTGTTGATCCGGTGAATCAATATCAGGAACTGAAACGGATTCACCAGGCGAAAGATACTTAAATGTTCCTGGCTCAAATTCACTTATTCTCTGACTGTTCTCAACGTCATCTGCAATCAATTCTCCCTCGTTATTTGTGATAAAGCCCATGATGCTTGCGCCAGCACGCGCACGAATGACGGCAGCCTCCTCGTATCCCTGAAGCTGATGCACATCAGCCATGACACTATGGAACCAAGGCACTCCTCTGTTCTGGCCAGGACGTTCCGGCATAAACAAATGAATAATGTCTTCTGCTGGCAAGAACAGGTGTTTTACGCTTGCTGACGGATGCCCCCCAACAAAATTATCACCAGGATGCCTAGTAAGAATTGCATAACGAACAGGACGACCCCACTCGTCAACTTCGACGCCATTTCTCCACTCGTTTGCTGCATTTGATTTTGGACCGCTGTAATCTTCGTCAAGCAAATCGCTTTCCAGCATTTGCAGCGCAATCGGAATCTTTGAATCACCAAAAGGCCTTCTTACGATCCTAAAGATTGCCTCACCCGACTCGCACATTGCCCCTGCAGCAAGCCACTCAAACTCTTGAAAGTTATGCTTGCCAGCGCAGTCACAGCTATCAGCATGTGACCACTCTCGCCACTTAGATTCAATCGCTTGATTGATTCTGTTGTCTCGTTTATTGCCACGCAATTGCAGCACTTGAGATTGCAGCTTTATACCACTACCTACAACATTGATCTGTGTAGTTCTTTTTGCTTGTCTTGCATATGGATTGTTCCGCACCATCTCGCGAGAACGATCACGCAAGCGACGCAAATTACCTTTAATCTCAGCGTCAGCACTTGACTGACTGGTCATCCAGTCAGAAGTGAGCCGAGAAACAATCGCACCGTTATAAGCACGACGCATTGGCTTGGGATTACCAAAACCCAAAAAACCCATGAGGCGAGTCCGAATACCCATGATCAGTTGAACCTCACGAACATGTTGCGGGGATTACCAAGGCCATTAGCAATCAATTCAGCTTGCTCTTCACGCTTTACCTCAGCCTTATATCGCGCCTCAAGCTGAATTAAATCAGCCAAGTCATATCGTTTAAGGTTTCTATTGCCAATCTTGTATTCCTGAACTGCACCTCCTGCTATGAGCGTGCGGATCGCAACTTGAATTGCTTCTAGGTCTTGTTTGACCTGGCTACGACCGTCATATGCGCCAGGTCCACTCGTGTAGGCAAGATTGTCCTCAACAGTCAGATTGCCGTAGCCAAGAGTGAAAGTCTCCGACCCTTTAGTAGCGACTGCCTGCCAATACCAAGTTCCAGAGTCAAAATCAGCACTATCGGTGGCTGAAATTGTGAACTCCCAGCCAGTGTTGAATGCACTGCCTGTTGATGTATGCGCCTCGCTGCCCTTGTTAAACCTCAAGTAATACTTGAGTGTCCACTCGTCACTTTTGATCTCATTGCCGAAAACATCCGTCGTGGGATCATCTCTCCACTTGACGGTGTCACCAGCCCGGATCTCGCTTGGGATGTTCACGGGGGCTTACCAACTTTGGACGAAATTACGGCGTTTAAGCCGTTTTTGTTGCTTTGATCCTAGCTGAGACGGCTTATTAGGCTCATTACGGCGCTCAAACTGATCCCAAATGCTTCTACGGTCATACTTCTGATACAACCGGTGCAATCCAGCATATGCATAGACCATTTCATCCAAAGCCTCGTTTGGACTCTGACTCTTCTTTACCCAAACTCTCTCTGGGAACCCATTCCGGTAACGCAGCACCTGACGCTCAGCTGTTAACTCTTGGAAGTAGTCAGGACCAACAGTTGGATAGAAGTGCAGATACCCAGGGCCAGGGTCATTGTGCTTCAAGCGACCAAACAACAACGACTTAACACCGTCAACTCCAACTGGGAACAGTTGAGCGCCATTTTTCATTGCTCGACCCTTGAAATTGATATCAACCTTGCTTGGCTTGCCTAAAGGTGGTTTGCCTTTCTGACCCATACCTTTAATAGCAATCACACCCATTGCTGAACGCTCTCGCGCATAGCCATACACCTCTTGGGTGTGGTGACCACCAGAGTCAATACAGCAAACCTCAATATTTAGTTTGCGGCCATCCTCTGTCTCATAGGGATTTTGCAACACCTCATCTAACTGCTTCCATACTTCCGGCCTGGACGGTGATCCATGAAGAACCACTCGATCAACCAGATAAGCCTCCTCATCCCTAGCCCATCCCCATACCGACAAACTAAGTCTGTCGTCCTGACAGTCACAGCCACACGTCAGCAATAACACTTCAGCTGGCGGAACCTCTTGTTTGTATTTCTCTTCATTAGCACGTTGCAATAACGATTCGCCGCTCATCTTGCTCGCATATTCGTCTTCCCATACCTCGCCAACAATTGTGTTGACCCATGTTTTCAGCTGTTCCGCATCGTGCTTGGCTTCTAAAAACTCCTCAACAAGATTTGACCATGCAGCATTTGGTGAGTAGCTGTAAGCCGCCCAAATGTGAAATCCTGCGTGCTTCCCGTTGAATGGACTGGTCCCCCGCCACTCGCCACGCTCAACCATCCACCTCTTCTTTGAATGCGGGATGTGTTTTTTGCATTTCTCGCACTCGTAACAGGCAGTCGATGGATCATCGTCAAACCATTTGATTTGCGGCCAGCGCAAATACTGCATGTGTCCACAGTCAGGACAAGGCACGTAGTAACGACGCTGGTCTGACTGCTGATACATCTTCTCGATCCGACTGAAATCCTTCACAGTCGGCGTAGAGCCAGAAACAATTTTTCGGTTCCAGTAGTACTCAGTACGTCTGATACCCAACTTGATCTGGTCACCCTCTGAACCAGCTGAAGGCGGATAACCATCGACCTCGTCGAACAGCACTATCCGCCTGCTAACACGCCGAAAACCACGCGGTGAGTTAGCTCCCACCAGGCTAAGAGTCCCGCCCGGGAATTGCTTTTGCAAAATTGTGTTTGCACCATCTTTTGCTTTTGCCTCACTCACCAATCCCTTAAGCACAGGTGTGTCACGCAGCATCGGTGCAATCTCCTCCTTTGAATATCCCTGAGCGTCCTCAATCGTTGGCTGCACCAGCATGATTGGCGCTGGATCCTGATGAATGTGATACCCAATCACATGGTTCAAAATCTTGGAGTAGCCCACCCGAGCTGACTTCATCACCGTCACTTGCTCAATCCTTGGATCGGTGATGGCGTCCATTATTCCCTTCTGGTACGGCAGCGTTCGCCATCGACCACCCTCGGCACTCGACTCCGCACTAAGAAACGCATTCTCATCCGCCCATTCGCTCAAACTCAGCTTCTTAGGTGGCTTGAACGCCAGCAGTGCTTTTTTCTCTAGCAGTTGGATATTGCTCATCACTCGCCCTCCCCTGCCAAGTCTTCAAGTGTCTCGCGCACAATATCTTCCAAACAGGCCATGGCCGCTGCATCAAGATCCGGAATCCTTTGCTTGGCCTTGGTTGGGATGCCAAGCATCTTGCCCCTAGCCAGCGTGATCACCTCAAGCCATTTCGCCTCAACTTCATCTACCGGAACCAGCTTGCCGGCTTTGGTTTGACGGTCTAGCTCTAATAGTTCAGCCTTCAAATACTCCGTCCTTGCCCTGCTTTCGTCGTAATCAGGGATGTACTCCTGGGTCCGTGAAATGCGTGGCTCAGCTTTTTGCTGTGACACTTTTTGCTCAGGCTTTGCCGTCTCTAGTTCCTTGAGCTTTTTATGAGCGGTATCATTTCGGGTTTGCGTATTTTTGCGATAGTCCTCTGCGAGCGTGCACGTATCAATTCGCTTTCGACCTTTCTCGTCGAAAACAATTTTTAGACGGCCTTTTGCGACGGCATGGTGAACTGACGGTGGCGTAATGCCGAGAATTCGTGCTGCTTCGGACTGAGTAACTAGTGCCATCAGGCTTTTACAAGGAAATCAAAAAATGCAATGTGCGATGTGACCGTAGAGCTTTTTTGTGCTGCTTGGAGATAGCAACCAGACTTTTAGATTAGTTTAAGCGCTTGTGCCTAGATAAATAGTGCGCCCAGAAAGACCT